GGGACGCAAACAGGCCTAAGTTTCTCTGTGTGACCTATTTTCCGATTTTCCCCGCATGAAATGGACCCTTCAAAAAGCCTCCGCCGAATTCGGCGCCGCTCGCGAGACCATCAAGGCGGGGCTCGTGCGCAACGGCGTCGAGGTGCGCAAGGGGCGCAACCACGCCTTTACGACCAAGCAAATCCTCGCCGCGATTTTCGGCGACCTCAAAGCGGAGCGGACCCGCGAGGCGAGGGCTCGGGCGGACCTCCTCGAACTGAAGCGCCGCGAGCGGGAGGGCGACCTTGTCCCGATGGAAGACGCCAAGGCGGCGGTTAACCGCATCCTGGGGCCGCTTCGGACCGAGCTTCTGGCGCTGCCGTCGAACATCGCTGGGCGTTGCAACCCTGGGGACCCGGAGCTTGCGCGAAAAGCGATCCACGAGTCAGTGACCCGAATCCTGAAAAATGCCTCCGATGAAGTCTCGCGTATCGGTACTTGAGAACCACGGGCGCCTCGTGCTCCGCCCGCCGCCCGACATCACGGTTGACGCGTGGTGCGAGGAAAACGTGTACCTTCCCGCGCCGCAGACTCAGTCGCCTGGGTTCCTACGGTTCGATTCACGGGAGTTCCTGCGCGAGCCTTTGCGGTGCTTCGCCATGCCCCAGGTCCGGGACCTCGTGCTGTGCTTCGGTTCACAGATCGGCAAGACCACGCTTTTCATGGCCGGCGTTGCCTGGGCCATTTACTGCGACCCGTGCGGCGTCCTTTGGGTCATGCCATCGGTTGACCTGTCCCGCAGCTTCTCGGAAACGCGCTGGATCCCGATGCTTCGGGCGTCGCCCAAGATTGCGGAAATCATCCCGACCGGCGCGGCGCGGCACTCGTTCAAAAAGTTGGAGCAACAAATCGGCGGATCCATCGTCAACTTCACGGGCTCCAACTCAGCGGCGAACCTCGCGAGCCGGCCAGCGCGGCGCGTGATTCTCGACGAGGTCGACAAGTTCGACGAGGGCGACGAGAAGGAGACCGACGCAGTCAATCTCGCGGAGCAACGGACAAAGTCCTTTGCCAACCCTCAGCGGTGGAAATCCTCAACGCCGACGATTCCCGAGGGCCTGATTTGGCAAGAGTTCCTCAAGGGCGACCAGCGGCGCCGCTTTGTCCCGTGCCCGACCTGCGGCAAGTTCGTGGTGTTCGCGTGGTCAAAGGGATTCTCGGCAATGCCGCTGACGGGCGCCGAGGCTTTCGTCAAATGGGACCGGGAGGCAAAGCGAGCCGATGGCACCTGGGACTTGGACCGGGTCGAGAGGTCGGCGCGGTTTGAATGCCCGCATTGTGCCGCCGAGATCCGCGACGAGAAAAAGACGGCAATGGACCGCGCCGGGGAATGGAGGCCGACGGCGGTTGCCGCGTCCGGCTTCCGGTCCTACCACCTTTCGAGTCTCTACGCGGCTACGCCGCAGACCACGGTCGGGCGCCTCGCGGTCCAGTTTCTCCAGGCCAAGGCGTCGTTGCTCGGGCTCCAAGGTTTCATCAATGGCGCGCTCGCCGAGCCCTATCAGGCCCAGGACACCCTTGGTCAACGCGTGGAACTCGTCTCGTCTCGCCTTGAGGCGATGGCCGGCGGAACGCGTTTGATGACGGTCGACTGTCAGGCGAAAGCCCCGGCGTTCTGGTGGGTCGTGCGATCCTGGGGGCCGGCGGGCTCCGAGGGCATCGCCGCGGGCTCCGCTGATACCTGGGCGGAGTTGGAGGAGGTGCAGAAGCGGCACGAGGTCCGCAACCCGGCGGTGGCGATTGACTCAGGCTGGGGGGCTCGGAGTGACAACGAGATTTACTCGGCGTGCATGGCCCACGGTGAACTCGTGGAGCGTGACGACAAGTTGCCGACGGCGTTGGGGTGGATCCCGACGAAAGGGTTCCCTGGGCGCAAGCTCTGGCGCGACGACGAGACCGGACTACTTCGCCCGTACTACGTGCGCGAGGTGGACCCTTTCGAGGGCACCAGCAGGGCGGGCCTCGCCTCGATCGGGTTGCTCGGATTCTCGGGCGACGCGGCAAAGGACATTCTCGAAGGGCTCCGCAAACGGTCCGGCCCTTACCCGTGGTCCGTTTCCGAGGCGATGGCCTCCGAGGAGTATTGGCGGCACATGGACGGCGAGGTTAAAGAGGCGGTCCGGTCCGCGTCCAACGGGCGCGTGGTTCACGCGTGGCGCCCCAGGTCCAAGCATTGGCCGAACCACCTTTTTGACTGCGAGGTGTTGCAAGTGGTCCTCGCCTCGTTCCTACGACTTTTCGAGATCGAGCAACCGGCGGACGCAAAAAAGTGACCCATGCCAAAACGAAGATTGAAACCAAACCGGCGCCGACTCCAGGCGATGGCCCGCGACTTCCTGCGACACTCGCCGCCGTCGTGCATTCGGATGATTGAACGCGCTTTCGGAATCTCACAACCAGCAGACACCACCAAAACGAAATGAGCCTTCCCACCGACCGCGCCCTACTCACCCGGAAAGACGTTGCCGGAATTCTTGAGGTGTCGCCCGACTTTGTGCGACGGAATGAAGTCACTCTCGGGCTCGACAAGGCCAAGGTGACCATCGGCAAAAAGTTGGTTCGCTACCGGCGCCGCGCCGTCGAGGCGTTGCTCGCCGGGGTTGGAATTCTGCCGCAAGCGCCGCGCTAGCCTCATAAACACACGTGAGCCGCATGCGCCGTTTGGTTTGCCGCTTCCCACGGCCCCACCGTGAAGCGTGCCGATCGAAGTCAGTCTCCAACGCGCCAAGCTCACGCTGGCCTTTGAGGTTTATGCGCCCCGGGCGCGCAAGCCTCTGCGGGACTGGATTGTTTCGGAGATTGCGGACCTCGACAACCGCACCGGGCAGCAAGTCACGATCACGAGCGGAAACGGGCAATATGTCGCTTTTAACAACTCGGCGGACGGGCTGCGGGCTCCGAGTGACTTGATGGTCTTTTGGGCCGACATGCTGGCCCTCTACGACGCCAGCAAAGCGGCCCTCATTTCTTCCGGCGTTTCCGCTCCGACCGAGCACCAGGTTGTTGCGGAAATGCTTTACCGGCTCCGCCCGGTCCGGTCCGTCACGCCTGACTTTTCGGGGATTCACCACGACTGCGAGGAGGTCCCAGCGTGAGGGCTTTCCTCCCGCCAATCCGGCACAGCGTTTCCCGCTTTGCTGTCCGATCCGCGTTGCGTGTCCTCAACTTTTTCGAGGGCGGCGTGCGGTGGTCCAAGGACCGAGGCTATCTGCCGGGGTTGGTGCAGGACGACCGCTTTGACGCGGACGTGGCGAGCCGGACGGAGTTGCTCCGAAAGGCCCGCTATTTCGAGGCCAACTGCGGATTGGTCAACAGGCTCGCCGACGTTTTCGAGCAATACACCGTTGGCCCCAAGGGGCTCCGGTTCACCCCGTCGTCATCCTCGGAGGAGTGGAACCAAGCCATCACTCCGCGTTGGGAAACGTGGTGCCAATTCGCGGACCTTTCGTCCCGTCAGTCACTCGCCCAGCTTCAATCCCTCGCGGCTTATCGGTGGTTCATTGACGGGGAGGTTTTCCTACTCAAGACCCGAGGCGGCGCGCCCGACTACCGGCCACGCGTTCAACTCATTGAATCGCATCGCGTCTCGACGCCTTGGGACCTCGCCGGATCCGAGGGCGACAAGATCCATGACGGCGTCGAGGTGGACCGCAACGGGCGACCCATCGCCTATCACATTCGCACGACCTGGGACGGCGAGACCTCGAGGCGCATTCCCGCTTCCCAGGTCATCCACATTTTCGAGCCTTCGCGCCCCGGGCAGTTGCGCGGGCGCCCGTTCCTCACGCCGGTCATCAATGACATCAACGACTTGCTCGACCTCCAGGCGTTGGAAATGAAGGCGGCGAAGGTTGCGGCGGAAATCGCGAACGTCATCAAGACGCGCAACGGTGACGCCGGATCCCTACTCGACGCACGGCGGGCGGCGTTGGAAGTCACCGGCAAGACCAACACCGGGGCAACCTCGATCGAGGCGCGGCAAAAGGACGTGGCTCGCGTGCTCGGTGGCAGGACGGTGGCGCTCTACAAGGACGAGGAATTCCAGCAGTTCGCGAGCAATCGGCCTTCGGTGGTGACCCAGGCTTATTGGGATTCACTCGTCGCCAAGGTTTGCGTCGGTGCCGGAATCACCAAGGCCCTCGTTTATCCCGCCTCGGTCCAGGGCACGGTGGCCCGCGCCGACCTCGACGTTGCCACGGCTTTCTTCCGTTCGCGTTCCTCGGTGCTCCAAGCCGCATTCGCGCAGGTTTTCGACTACGCCATGGGCGACGAGATCACCTATGGCACCGGGCTTCCAAAGGCGCCCGAGGACTGGCGCAAGGTTTCCGTCCGCCCCCCGCGTTCCCCCAACGTCGACGTGGGCCGCAATTCCAAGGCGATGCTCGACGAACTGAAGGCCGGGGCGCGGACGTTGGAGGACATTTGGGCGGAGTGTGGCGAGGACTGGCGCGAGCGGGACGAGCAGTTGGAGCGCGAGGAAAACCGCGCCTTGGAGCGCGCCGCTCGTGTTTTGAAGCGCGCAAAGGAACTCGCCGCCGAAAGCGACTGCGAACCCGACGAGCTTCTGCGGTTGGCCGGGCTTTCCGATGACCCTCCGCAACCCGAGCCGGTCGAGCCTGCTGCGCCAAAGACCGAGGAAAAGACGCTCACCGAATGAACGCCCGACGCTCCAACGTTTTCGCCGCAATCGCCCTCGGGATGAATGGCCGCGTTATCCTCAACGCCGCGAAGGCGGACGACGCGCCGACCGAGATCCTACTTACCGGCCCCGTGGGTGGGTCGTATTGGAGCGACGACGGCTTCACCGCGAAGGATGTCACTGATGCACTCGACCAAGTCCCCGCCGGAAAAAGAATCGTCATCGGCATCAACTCACCGGGGGGCTCTGTCTCTGAGGGCCTCGCGATTTACAACGCCATCAAGCGGCGAAGCGGGGACATCACTTGCCGGGTTGACGGTTACGCGTGCTCGATCGCTTCCGTTTTCCCCCTCGGCGCCGGCAAAATTGTATCTCCGAAGTCAGCCGTTTGGATGATTCACGAGCCTTGGGTGGGCACGGTTGGTGATGCTGAGGAGCACCGCCGATCAATCGCCATGCTCGAGGCCAACGCCCGCGTCTTGGCCGCGATTTACGCGGAGCACACCGGGCACACTCGCGAGGAGTGCCGGGCGGCAATGGAAGCCGAGACTTGGATGACCGGCGAGGAGGCCGCGGAGTGGGGCCTTGCGACCGAGACCAATGACGAGGCGGTGACTCTCGACGAGATCAAAGACAGTCCTTTTTCCCGCGTGCCTGCGTCGCTTGTCCACGCGTCCGCCTTGGGCCTTCCAATCAGGCACCTCCAACCTTTCGCAATGTTTCGCCGGACACCGGCGCCAATCAGCAACAGCAACCGAACCAGTCAGCAACCTATGAACCGCATCGCAATCCTTGCCGCGCTGAAAAAGCACGGTGTCACCATCGCCGACAACGCCGCCGACGAGGCCCTTTTGGCCGAGGTCGGGAAACTCGTTGCCGCCGGCAAAATCACCTTCGCCGAAATGGCAGCCTTCCAGGCGCAGACCGCGCCCGCTCCGGCCCCCGCGCCCGCTCCGGCCCCGGCGGCTGCCGTGACGGATCCCGCCGTTGTGGCTCGGCTCGCCGCGTTGGAAGCCGACAACCAGCGGTTGCGCCGTGGTGAAATCGAGCGCGTCGTTGACGCCGGGATCCGCGAGCGCCGCATTCCCGCCGCGCTCCGGGACTCCTACATTGCCCGCGGTGTCCGCGGTGATGACGTGGCCGCGGAGATTGCCGCGCACGTCCCGAACCTCCCGGGCGCCGAGCCGGTGGTGGAAATCACCTCGGAGGCTCCGACCGACATCATGGCCGGAATTGAGACGATGCGCCGGCCTATGCAGGCGGTTTGCTCCGGGATGCGCGTGCGTCCCCAGGACGTGCAGGCGTCCGCCATCGCCATCACCCGCGCAATCCGTGCCGGTGGCGAGCGGTTCATGGGGGCGATGAACGCCACCACGATTTCGTCTGACCTCAAGCGCGTTGTCCTCTTGGCCGGCGCTGGGCTCCAGGCGTTCAGGCGCCGCGTCATTCCGGTCCGCATTTGGTCGACGGTGTTTGCCAACCAACCGTTGGAGGGCACCGACGAAATTGCGGTGCCTTACCTGCCGTTGTTCACCACGGCCTCGGTGGCGTTCAACCAATCCAACGGTTACGTCTTCGCGGCCAACCGACAGGTGGATTCCCGCAAGGTGACGGTCAACAAGCGGCAATATCAGCCGTTTGAATTCAACTCGGCGGAAATGAATCGCCAGCCGTTTTTCAACCTCATGCAGTTCGCGCAGCAGGGCGCCGAACAACTCGCGGTTGACGTGTTCGCGGACATTCTCTCGGCTGTCACGATCGCCAATTTTGCGAACGTCGCGAAGGCCGAACTCCCCGACGGTTTCACGACCGATGACATCATTGACATTCGTGGGACGTGCAACGGTTTGAACTGGCCCCAGGTCGGGCGCTCTCTTGTGCTCGATGATCCTTACGAGACCGCGCTCCTCAAGGACTCCGACCTCAAGAACGTGGACAAGTCTGGGTCCGATGCGGCGTTGCGCCAAGGCTCCCTCGGTTCGATCGCTGGTTTCCGAGACATCTACGCCAACAACCAAATCCCGCTCAACAGTCAGGGATTGCGCGGATTCGCCACGCTGCCGTCGGCGATGCTGGTTGCGACCTCGCCAATCATGCCCGGTCAAGGTGTGCGCAAGCAGTTGGTCACTTACGATGTCATCACGGACCCGGACACCGGGTTGACGTTCGAGTACCGATACTGGGGCGACGCCGACAAGGACGTGGACCGCGAAGTTATCGAATGCAATTACGGATATGCGGCTGGCGAGGGCGCCGCGCTACTCCGAATCACCAACCCGTAACCGCGACGGGTAACGATCACCGATTGAATCAACGGGCGCCGGTCACTCTGGCGCCCCACTTCAAAGGACAAAATGCGAACCGCAATTACCATCGGAATCCGGCGCAAGGGCGGCTCGGTCATCCTCACCGACACCAACGAGCCCTTGCGCGTGCATCGGCAGAAGATGAAGGAAGTCTTGCGCACCCGTGCGCACGCGGAGTTTTCCGAGGTCATCCTTTTCACGAGCGACGGCGGCGGCTCCATGCGAAAGCGGTTTGTGACGCCCGAGCGCGCTGCCGCGTTTGCTGCCGCCAACGTGCCGCCAGTCCCGGATGAAGCGCCCGAGATTCCGACGGCTCCGCCCGAGGCCCCAGCACCCGAGCCCAAGCGCGGGCGCAAGTAACTGTCCCGCCAAACTCAACCGCAAAACCAACCGACCTCGACAGATGAAAAGCCAAACCAATCCCCGCAAAATCGTTTCCGAGTTTGTTCTCGGGATCCCCGCGCTTGCCGCGCTCATGTTCACGCTGCCCGCCTCGGCGCAGTACGTTGGACCCAACACCATGACCGCCCCGGCGAGCGTGGCGGCGACCTCGACCAATACAACCTACGCGTCGAGTAATTGGGTCGCCTCGGCGGTCAATGCCCAGAAAATCGGCGTGAGCGTCACGGCGAAGCTCACCGGGGCCGGCACCACGGCGACGGTCTATAAGTTTGACGCCAGCCTCGACGGCGTTAACTGGGAGACTGCCGCCTATTCTCTAACCATCACTCCCGCCGGCACGACTGCGGTTACTAAGACCGCCAACTTTGACCTGGGCGGGCTTGCTTACATCCGCCTTTCCTCGGTCGAGAATCCGAACGCAAACGCGATTACGAACATTCTCATCAAGACCGGCAGCAAAAAGGGCACCTAATCCGGCGCCGTTTCACTAACTCACGCCTCGCCGTGAACACGCTCCAAAAGCATCTCGCCATGGGCCGCGCTGCCCTTGAATCGGTCGCCGCTCGCACGGTGACCTTTCGAGGACAGCGCGTGCCCGCCCTCATTAACGAGGCCGGCGGGGAGGTGGGGCGTAACGGAATGCCGGACCTTTCCTTGAACGTGGGCGCGGTCATGGAGATTGACGCCCGCTATGTCGTGCGCGCTCCCCAGGCCGGCGAGCCCATCACCGACGACACCGGACGGACGCACCTCGTCCGCATCGTTGGCCGGCGCGAGAACGTTTGGCGGATTACCTGCGACCCTACTTCCTGACGCATGGAAATCGTCGCCCAGGCGGAAACCGAGAAGTTGCAACAGGCGATTGCAACGTACATGCAATTTACGCGCCGCACCTCCGCCGAGGTGATGGATGCGAAGGGAAACGATTTGCGCCAGGCGTTGCGCCGTCGGTTCAAGGCGATTGAGCCGGCACGCGGAAAGATCCCAGCGGACGCACGGGCGCGAGGCTACCGGATGCGCCGCCGTCGTTTCGGCAGCGTGTCTCCCTACGCCGAGCGGTTGGCAGAAAAGACCCTTGGCGGCAACAAACAGGTTTATGGGTCGGTGACTCAAGGCGCGGGCGCCGCCGGAATTCTGCGAACGGTCCGCATCGGGCAGCGTGGCCAGCGCATCACCGGAGGGCGACACGGGCGCGGAGGTCGAGCGGCGACGATGGCGGAGGCGATGCAGTTCAAGAACGCTGGCGAAAAACCCCTAAACAAGCCGGCCCTCGCCGCCTATTTCGAGACGATGCTACGCGAGCGTGGTCGGGGTTACCTTTCGAGCGGATTCCTTTTGCTCCGCCGGCAGCGCGGCACGGCGAGCGAGCGCGCCAGCGGGCGCCCTTACCGACTTGTTGCGCGGACCGTTCGCACGGCTTTCCCTTTTCGGATTTCGGAGCGGCTGGCGGTTTCGGCTGACGGGGCGGTTTTCTCGATCGACACCGACCAAGAGGGAATTGCGGAGCGCCAGCAAATCGTGGCGGCGGCTTTCGAGGACGTTCGCTCCGATACGATACGGTATGTCGAGATGAAGCTCGCGCAGTACGCGAAGAAAGCGGGGTTGCAATGAACCCTTTCCCGCGACTCCAGCAGGACGCGGCGGACGCGCTTCTGTCATCGCCAGCTTTCGCATCGGTGCCGGTCATTCTCGACGACGGGCGTCAGGACCAAGAAATCACCAAGCATTTGACCAAGCCTGGGGTTTGCGTGGTGGTTCACATGGTCAACGGTTGGAACGTCAACCAGACCGCGCACAAGACCGCGATCGGTGACGCGTCGCTTATGGTGGAGGTCATCGTCAACCCTCAGATTTACAAGGGGTCGGTGCCTCAACTTGTTGGCGAGGTTGCGCTCGCTGTGACCGCGTCGCCGCTTGTCCAGGCCCGCAATCATTTCACGGTGGAAGGGTTCGATATGGTGGCAAACCTGCCGGGGTTAATTGGCTACGAGTTGGACCTCAAGAGGTCCGCCACCGTGAGCGCATGACCAATATGGGACCCACAGAAGTCACTCGATTTATTGACCACGCGGCGGTGCAAAATGACCGCTACTTGTTCGTTGCTCTCCTCGTCCTCGTCGTCGTGGCGGCTTTCCTTTTGGTGCGCTGGGCGATTACCCAAAACGTGAAGCTCAACGATCAGTCACGGCAGGACGGGCAGAGGCTCGCAACGGTAGTCGAGGCCAACACAGCGGCTTTTCGAGAACAGTCCCAGGCGTTGAACCGGCTCACCGAGGAACTCCGACAAGGCTAGACCAATCACCGACAGCACAAGAAACCATCGGCCCGCCCGGTTGTCTTACATCGCGTGTAAGACAGCCAAGCGAGCCAGACCAAAACCAAAACCACTATGGCACTCGCAATCGCAACCCAATCCCTTTTCGCGCAAGTCTGGTTTGTCCGGGAAGGCATCGCTTACACCGTGCCCAGTTCCGGCACGACCGCCCGGGAGGCCAAGCCCGGGGCCGGTGACTCAACCGTTTGGAACGCCGCGCACCTCGGCGACTGCGAGGAATTCACGCTCACGCCCGAGGGCGAGACCTACGTTGTCCAAGGCGGGCAACCCGGTGGCCTCGTCGATAAGGACGAGATCAATTTGAGCCAAAAGTTGAAAATCACTTTTGGCACGCAGCAACTCGACCCGCTTTTTATTCAGTCCCTTTTCGGCACACTGGCGCTCACCACGGCGAGCACGCAGGCCAACCCGTTGGAAGGAAAGCGGCTCATCAAAGGGTGGCTTAAGTTCCAATGCTATGACTCGGACCAAGTCTTGCGAGTCACTGGCGAGACCTGGGGCTCTCTCCGCCTGACTTCCGCCGAGCCTTGGAGCGGCAAGAACGTCGTTAAGGGCAAGTTTGAATTCCTTGTCCTCCGCTCCTCCCTCAACACCCTGGGCTTCTAATCCCGAGCCATGGCCGACTATTCAAACACAGCGCCGACACCGAGCGGACTTGCTCTGTGCTGGGCGCCGGTCCGGTTGGTTGTTACGACCAACGTGGACCTGCAGAGCTTTGAGCCTGTGGCATCCGTTGACGGAAAAACGGTAGCCGAGGGCGACAGGGTTCTCTTGGCTGGACAAACAACCGGGGCGGACAACGGGCTTTACCTCATGGGCGCGCAGGGCGTGGCGCGTTCTGAGGACGCCGACGCGGCGGTTGAGTTCAGCGCCGGCAAGTTCCTTCGCGTCACCGAGGGCGACGC